ATTGGTCCTCGGTGTCGTCGGCTGGGCTTTCCTCGTCCTCGACCGGTGGCTCGGGCATCGCGTCCGCGGCCGGCTCCTCGCCAACCTTGTCGAGCGTGGTCATGTTCAGCTGCACAAAGTGCTTGTCACCTTCCGGCCCGATCGGGTTCAGGTTCTCAAGCTCGCGGATCTCGTTAATCGTCATCCAGCCGTTTTGCAGGGCCGACACGTAGTACGCCGACCGGCTGGCGTGATCACCACGCAGCAGGCCCGAGACGCTGTGCTCGGCGAAGTACCGCTCGTCGTCCACGATGAGGTCACGGCTGATGGCAGCCTCCCACCGCTTCAGGTGCGGCAGCAGGCAGTGCTGGACGAATTCCGTCCCCTGTACCTCGATATTCGAATAGGTCGAGCGGGTCAGGTCTTGAATCATGTGCGGTGGTACACGGAACGCACGGCAGATCTCAATGACCTGGTACTGCCGGGTCTCAAGGAACTGGGCCGCCTCATTGCTGCCGCTGAGCTCGTGGGCCTTCACGCCGTTAGGCAAGACCGCCGTGCGGTGTGCCCGGTCCGGCCCGCGGTGCATCCGCTCCCACTGCTCCCGGAGCCGCTCCGACGCTTCGGCCGGGATCGGGTTGTCAGACTCCAGGACAATGCCGGGCCGGGCACCGTTGCCGAAGTACGTGGCACCATGAGCCTCCAACGCTTGGGCCAGGCCGATGGCATTGCGGAAAAGCTGGTACGTCGGCACCGGCCGGATACCGTCCTCGGTCGTAAACCGCAGGGCAAAGATCTGATCCTGGCTGTAGACCGTCTGTCGGCCGTTCGGCTCGCGGTACCTGTACCGCACCGTGCCGTCCTCCAGCCGCTCGGCCTCCATCCGCGAGGAGTGCAGCGGCCACAGCTCCGAGACTGCACCTCGAGCACCTGGGCGGATCTCCGCGTAGCTGGCACCGTAGTGCAGATACATCCCGGTCATCCAATCGCGGAACTCCTGTGCCGTCTGCCACGGGTTCGGCTGCATGTGCAGGAGCCGGTAGACCGGGTTCGATGCGGCCTTGGCCTTGCCGCCGTTCGGCAGCCGCTCGTAGACGTGCAGCGGCAACGAGCTCACAGCGTCAGAGATCACGCGAATACAGGCCGTGTAGGCCGAGCATGCCATGGAGTTGTCGGCCGTGACGCGGATGCCGGAGGCCGTGCGGCTGCCGCCCATGTCGTGCCACTCAATGCCACGCAGGTCGATCATCTTGAAATCGGCAGCAGCGTTCTCGCTCATAGCGTGATGATGTCCCAGGATTGGTCGGGCGGCGTCGTGGTGGCTACGGCATGAAGTCCGAGAGCCATGACCAGCGACACAATGCCGTCGATACGCTCGGTGCTTTTGGCCTTGCTCGGCTTGATGTTGCCCTGGTGGTCAGACTGCACCGCGACGTTCCCAGCCATCCACGACAGCACCGGGTGGTTCGCGTGGCGAATACGCTCCGACAGCACAAGGTTTTCGAGTTGCTTGCTCGGGCTCGACATTGAACCGTAGCCCTGCCCAAATCCTGTCACCTGGAGGCCATCTCCTTGCAGTTGTGTTGCCAGCTGCGTGGCGTTCCAGCGGTCGATCCCCACCTGGCGAATGTTGTACTTCTGCGACAGTTCGACGATGTCTCGCCGGATCACGTCGTAGTCGGTGACGTTTCCATCCGTGGCTCGGATGTACCCGTCACGTATCCACCCGATGTAGTCCACCTTGTCCCGCTGCGTTCGCTCGGCAGCGTTCTCCTGCGGCACCCAGAAGAACGGCATCACGTCGAACGAGCCGTCGTCGGCCTGGCTGACCATCACGAACGCCGACAGGTCGTACGTGGTTGCAAGGTCGAGGCCCGCGTACCACTCCCGCTGCTCGAGGTCTGCCAACAGCGGCCCGCCGCACTTAAACCATGTGTCAGGCGAGAGCCACCGAACATCCTGCGTCGTCCATACGTTGAGCCTGTACCGCAGAAACGCGTTAAGCTTCGACGGCGACTGCTCCGCCTCGCGAGCATCGGCGGCGAACGACTCTACTGTGATCGTCTCGCCGAGTGACGGGTTCGCCTTGTGCCACGTCTTCTGGTCCTTCCAATCGTCCTCGGGCGAGGCCGCGTAGATGCACCCGAAGAAAGCAGGGTCGACGGTCGGGTCCGCGATGCACCGCTCGGCGTAGGCGTGCTGCTCCCAGCAGATGCTCTTGCGGTCGTATCCGGCCGTCGTGATCGACAGCAGCAGCGGCGAGCGTCTGGCCGCACCACCGTACCGCAGGGCATCCCACAGGCGACGGTCTCGCTGGGCGTGCAGTTCGTCGAAGAGCAGGGCGTGGATGTTGAGGCCCTCGGCCCTGAACGCATCGGCCGACAGAACACGATAGAACGAGTTGCTGGCCTTATGGACGATCGTCTTGCGGCTGTCGATCACCTCGAGGTGCCGCGACAACGCAGGCGAGGCCCGCACCATCGACGCCGCCTCGCGGTAGATGATGCCAGCTTGCTCGCGGTCGCAGGCCGCACCGTAGACCTCGGCACCAGGCTCCGAGTCGAAGGCTGTCATGTACAGGGCGATGCCCGCTAGTGTCGTGCTCTTGCCCATCTTCTTCGGAAGTTCGATGTATCCGACGCGGTGCTTACGCGTGCCGTCTGGGTGCAGCCGGCCGAAGAGCTCACGCATGACGTGGTGCTGCCACGGCAGGAGCTTGAACGGCTTGCCAGCGTTCTGCCCTTTGCTGTGGCGAAGGATCTTCTCGAAGAAGTGAACGACTCGCTCGTACTTGGCCTGGCCCTCTTTGCAGAGATCAGGCGCCGTGGAGCTTAAAGAAGTCCTCGACTTCGTCTGTCGGCTTTTCTTGCTTGGCACCGAGCCGCGTCCTGCTGGTCGGAGTCAGTCCAAATTCACCCATTAGCGAAGCCTGCAGGCTCACTAATCCGCGATACAACGGCCCGGCTGGGTTCGGTTTCACGCCGCCGAGGTCCGTCTTCATGACCGGCCCGGTGGCCCGCAGCTCGAGCAGACACGCCTGCGCAGCAGCGTACACCTCGCACAAAGTCGCCAACGCTTCGCCATCGGCCAGCGTCAACGTGCCGAGCTCCAGGAGGAGCGGCACGAGCTCGTTCCACTTCTCGACGGCGAGCGGCTCGACGATCAATCGCGCCGGCATCGGCGGCGATCCCACAGGCGCCGGAAGGTCCGGCCGGATCTTCCGCTTGCCAGGGTTGCCGGCCAGCTTTTTCACAGAGGCCGGTAGCGGCCTGCGTCCCGTCGGCATGCGACTACCTCGAAAAACGCGGGGAAAAACGCCGTTTCAATTTGCGGCCGCGCACGCGCGGGTTACGACCGTGGTTCGCAGCGTCGCGCGGTCCAGAGGCCCGACCCACCCTCTGCCCTGTCTCTGGTTAACGCACTGAACCGCACGTCACGAGACCTCAAGTCTCAGTCTTGCCTGGCCGTCCCACTTGTTGCCTTTCTGCTCATTGCAGCTTTTGCACGCACATCGAACGTTATACCAATCGTGATCTCCGCCCTTGCTCAATGGTACAGGGTGGTGGTCAACAGTTGCAGACAACGGGTCGTCATTCCTAAACACACGATGCGTCTTTCTGCGGCAGATATGACACACAAAGCCGTCTCTCTGAAAAACATTTAATGGCTTTACGGCACTGTTGAAAAACCCGCCGTATGTCCTGCACCTGCGGCGGTAGCACCCATACATTCTCCTCTGAATCCTCCTGCTTACGCGCTTACACGCCTCGCACGATACTCTCCCAAATAGCCTTGCGTTCTCAACCCAACCACCGCACACACACTTTCTTTGTCCTCTCCACAAATTCTTGCAGGCGTAACTGCAACACTTAGCCGACCTATGGCTGGTTTCCTTGCCGCACACCTGGCATGGCGGCCGTGGCTTGTAGTCGCTTCTAAGCCGTGGTCGCTGGGCGTCCCACATGTCCACAAACCAAGACGCAAACGCAGCAGCTTTCCTCACCTCACAGGGGACTCCTCCCCAATCGCATTTGAGTTCCTTGGCGTCCGCTCCTCGGCATGCCTTGCTGCAATACTCGTGACAGTTCACCTTAACAAACGCATTACAGCCTTCCCTCTTGCACGCTTTCTTTGGCGCTGCGGGGCGTCGTTTTATTGACAGACCAGCTCTCCAGCGCGCAACGCTAACTCTTTGGGCTGCATTGCGGCTCTTCTTCTGGCAGGTTTCGCTGTCGCAAACAGTGGCGCGATGCCTATTTGGATTTACTGAAAACTCTGCCCCGCAGATGCGACACACTTTCGAAATGCTTGATGGCCATAAGCCTTTCTTCCTTGCATCGCATCGCCTGCCTTTGCAGCAATGCGGGCATTTGTTGCAATCGTTTCCGTCACCATCAAGCCAGTCGCTTCCGCAGTTCTTGCAGGCCATTGCCACACCTCCGTGTGACATTGAGCCTGCAATAGCAGTCAAACTTTTCTGGCGTTCTCTCGCACAGTCTTCCTTGAGTGACACGAACGACACCGACACGCGCCGTTGTTCACGTCGTAACGCAGGTCGGGCCGCTCACTCACCGGCACGATGTGGTCAGCATGATTGGCTTGGTCGATGCGTCCGCAGTCCACGCATGCCCATGCGTCACGCGTGAGCACAGCCTGCCGCCACAGGCGGTGCCGCTTGTCGGTGTAGCCACGCACCGAGGCGCTCGGCCTGGTGCTGTCGTCACGCATGTAACGCGTACGCAACCGCGGCGGCCTGTGTGTGGGCATCCTGCTGGGCATTAGTTCTTTGTCTGAGTGTTGGATTCTGCCGCACTGGAAACGTAACCACGTTCACCCGTGCGGGGCTGCAACGCATACAGGAGCCGAGTCTGCTCACCGAGCGCCGTGGAGATGTCTTTTTGCGTGTCGCCCAACTGCTCGAGGAACTTGGTGTGAGCCTGCACCAGGGGCAGTAGCACGTCCTGCCGCAGCATCCAGCCGCAGGCTACCGCAACCAGTACAGGGAAGCCCCATCGCTCGATGATGGTGGCCAGTGTCGCTTTGACTTCGTCGCTCATTTGGTTAGCTCATGCTTCATAACGATGAGAAATGCCCGATTGGCTCGCTGCTCAAGCCACCATTCCAGGATCTTCTGGACGATCAATGACACAAGGCCTTGCAGTAGGAACGCCCACAGCATGCCATAGGAGGCCGAGTCGACATTGGAGCAGGCCTGATGCAACCGCTTCACTGACCGCTCGATGTCGGCCGCCACGATCGATCGCTCCTCATCCGACACAGCCGCGTTCATGTAGTCGGCTGGCCATGCCTCGATCGTGAGTTGCACCAGGTCGTTCACCGTAGACCGGCCGGCGAGAAGCCGCCGGGCTGGCAAGGAACGCCATACGTGTTTCTGCAGGCCGTCGAGATTCATCGTTTTCCGGTTCCTTTGCACTCTGGGCATTGGATCTTCACCCGGCCGTCGCCAATGATGCCGGTGCCGTCGCAGTTGTCGCACTTGCCGGACGGTGCAGGAGGAGGCGTCGGCGTGATCTGCGAACGCAGACGCGTCACGGCATAGGCAGCTTCACACGCGAGGTCTGCATACATGCCACTGCGGTCGGCAGCAGTGCCGCAGCCAGCTACGAACACGAGCAGCAGGGCGGCCCACCTCATAGCGACACCCCGGTCCAGTTGGGCATCTTCGATGCTTTGAACCCGCTGTATCCCGCGTAGGCGTACGAGTCGCGCCCCGACAGCATCTTGTCGCACACTTCGGCGTCGATCCAGAACGAGCACGCCTTGACCTCGTCCGGGATGTTCTCCGGGAAGTGCTTGCCAACCGTGTTCGATCGTCCCCACGAATTGAAACACAGTAGGCCGGGCCGCTTGCCCCACCTCAGCCCACCAAGGCACATGCAATGCCACCAGACGCCGCCTGGCTTGCAAAAGCCATCATCGTCGCGGCTCATCGAAAATCCTTGGCCACTGCACACGACGACCGGGTAGCCATTGGCGATGGCCTTGGCGGCCTCCACGAATGACGTGGCGAGCGTGGTCTCGCTGCACCGTCGCAGGTACGCAAACCGCTCGAGCGAGTGTGGCACACCATCCCGGCCCCACTCGCGCTCTCTGGCCGAGGAGTGCGAGTCGATCCGCGTGCCGCCGTAGTCCTGGCCGTAGTGCAGGCAGCCGAAGTCTCGCACGCTCTTGGCTGCGTGAAACCCGGTGCTGCCGTCGCCACCGTTGTTGATTGCCTGGCCGCGGGCCTCGACCCTAGAGAACCCGTAGATACTGGCCTCGACAGTCCGGCCTCCCCACTGCTCGGACTCACGCCGCCAATGGATGTCGCAGGCCGCCAGCAGGTCGATCCCGAGCGACGCGCCCCAGCCGACACACGACCCGACGTTGCCCTGGCTGCCACGCTTCCACGACGGCATGCACTTCAGGAGCGACTCGTAGAGAAACACATCAGTCTTCTTGTCGGTCTGCAGGTCAGGCCCGGCTTGGGCGAGCGTAGGCCGTGCCAGTGACGACACAAACGCCTCGGCGCCTGCTGGATCTGGGTCGTAGCCAAAGGCGTGATCTGCCATGCGTCACCCCTTGGCAATGCCGGCCCAAGCGATCGCCCGGCAGACCTCGACATACGCCTTCCGCACGTCGGCGTCGACAGGCTTGACCTCGAGCGACAGCACCGACTCCATGGCCGTTTCGACGGCCTCACGCAGGCCCTGGTAGGCGCCCGGCTTGTGCTCGCCGATCCGACGCCAGCCGATGTCGAGGGCGAGGATCGTAAATGCCCGTAGGCTGCGGGTGTCGGTAAACACGACCTCGGTGGCCACGGCATCTCCCGCCACCACGACGGCCGCCTTCTCCCACAGCTGCTGCCACAGCAGCTTGTCACCCATGGGGGCAGACTTCAGAGCTTCGATCACTGGCGTAACAAGGCGTTGCATATCGTCACGAGGTGTTTCAACTGCGGGCGGTGCCAGGTTCTTAACCGGCGGCAGCCCACCAACGGCCACAGCCGCCAAAGCAATCGCCAAAGCAACACGCAGCGAGGTCATTTGGCGTCCTTGCCGTTGCGGAGCATCACGTCGAGCAGCTGCTGGCACAGTGCCACGCCATCACTCAAGCCCGCGGCCCGCAGCTTATTGGCCAGGTCGAGTACCACACGCATTTCGGCGAGTCCGACCGGGGCGGCTGGGGAGGGCTCTTGGGTTCTGAGCGTTTTGGCCCAGGCATAGGCTTGGCGGCATCCAGCCACGATTGCTGGCGAAGCCACAAGAGCCAAAGCCGCCAGCCCGGCGACGAGTCGAACAGCGGCATCGGTCATCGCTTGAGCGCCTCCGCCTGAAGCAGGCACCACCGCACCAGCGACTCACCCTCGGCCGTCCGCAGCACGGCAGCGAGGTGTCGAATGAACTCGTCGTCTGCCCGGCTGTTCGTCTTCGACGCCACCCACTCGCAGGCGTCGGCCACGATCAGACCACGCTTGAACGGGTCCGACTCCTGTGCGAACCGCTGGCCGTAGCCGATCAGCGGGGCATACGCCTGCACCAGGGCGATCTTCTGCCAGATGGAAAGGCTTTCGCCGTACTCTGCCGCTTCCGCGGCCGTCATTTCAAAGCTCATGCGGCACCTCCACTACCAATCTGGCTGCATTTCGGGGTTGTCTTGCAGTTCGGCAGGTGTTTCGTACGCCCGCAACTGAAAAGACTGCGTTTTGGTGACGCGACGGTCTTGCTCGGTCGCATCGTCCCACGCTGCACGGATGCGTTGCGTGGCCGCCAGGATCTCTTCCGGTGTCGGATCTCGCTGCTCGCTCCGCTTCGGTTTGAAGCGAAACCTCCGGTCGTGCCGAGGTGCCAACGGCACGACGCCCTTCAGCCGGATCAGCTGGTCCTTCGTGATGGTCCAATGAGTGCAGATCGCCACCATGGCGGAATGGGAGTCCCACTGCATCCGCAGCAGGTTCAGGTCAATCGTCGCCGTGTTGCCCGCCATCGAGCCACCTCATGACACAACGCTGCGACGGGTTCAGGAACAGAGCCCGCCCGGTCGCCTTGCTCACGCTCTCGTGGAACGTGACGTGTTCGCAGTCTGAACCGTCGTACTTGCCAGCCAGATACTCGTCAGTCCGGTAGATGCACAGGCCGCCCATGGCACTACACACCGGCACCGGCGGCGAGCCGACCGGCGGCAGCCACTGGTGCTTCCACCCGCCGACCCCAGCCGTGTAGTCATCCCAGAACGAGTTCAGCCGGAGCGCCCAGCAGTCGTAGTGCAGCCACGCCTCGATCGGCCTGGTGTGGCCTTCGGCGTTTGTCTCGTACGCCGGATGCTGCAGCAGCGACACGCTGGCCATGCCGTACGAATCCGGCAGCTCGAGCAGCCAGCCGATGCCGTTGAGAACGCCCTGGTGGGACCAACCTCCCCACGCGTCGAGGTCGATGACCAGGACGTAGTCGGAGTCTCCGGCACACTCACGCACCCACCGCTGGCAGGCTGTGCGGTACTCGGCCAGGGCCTCCGTGCGGCGTCCTGCAAACTCGGTCGAGAACTGCTGGCGGCCGAGCCTCTGGCTAGTGAACGTCGCCTGCCGGTGCTCTCGGCAGAAGTCGGCCAGCACCTGATCGGTGGCGTCCTCGTTGTCGTTCGTCTCGACGTGCAGCTGCCACGACCTGGCCGAGGCGCCAAGCATGGCGACACGCTCCAGGTTGACCTCGAGCGGCCCGGCACAGTTGCGGGCCAGGCCGACGATTGCGATCCGGCTGTCGTGCAGTTCCTGCTCGCCGGCAGACACCATCTCGGCAAAGTGAGCCTCGAACGGCTGGACAGGCATCAGCAGGTTCTTCGGTAGCTTCACCGTATCACCTGCGACATGGTGCGTTTCAGCCACTCGATTCTCTCCTGCATTGGAAACACGCCGCACGGGTGGTACACGAAATCGCCCGGCTGCCAGTGGCCACCGACTTCGTCCCGCTCGTTGGCTGGCCGGTTCCACACGCACGAGTTGAAGGCCCGGAGCGGTGCCACGGTCAGTACGTCCACGCCAATCGATGCGAACTCGCCAAGCAGGGTTTGCCACCCACAAGTAAGGCCAGCCCACCGGTCACGCTCTTCGGAAATAGTCTGCAGCAGAGCGCGTGCCTTGGTCGTGTCTCGCCATACCATGCTGCCGCAGTTCAAGCGGTTCCACGACACGATTCCTTCCTCGCAAACCGTAACGTGCGGCCCGATGCACGCGAGCTCGTGGATTGGCTGCCGCATGTCTGTGATGACAGCGTCACAGTCGAGCGTCCACAGCATGTCGAACCTGTCGAGGTAGTGGCACAGCAGGTCGACTCTGGCCACGGCCTGGTCGTACGGCTGATTGTCACAGATCAGCGTGTAGCCGTGCCGAAGGCAATACTCGAGCTTGTTCGGAACGGTGAGCGTGGCCAGGTCGGCGACGTTGGCCGAGACGCTGGTTACGAGTGCCACATTCACGTCACACGCACGGTGGTACGTGCCTCCGTGCCGTAGCTCTTCTCGATCACCAACCGCCGCACCTGCTTGTCGTTCCCAAGCACAGGCCCGATGGCATCGAGCACGGCCTTGGCCACGTTGTCCACGTCCGGCAGAGGAACAGCCGGAGCCGACGGCTTGAGACCCTTTTTGGTGCTGTGCGACTTCGGCCGCACGAACACGGCGTCGATCACGACCTCAACTGTAGCCGTGGTAGGCCGCAGGCCGGCGTCGACCGCGGCCAGCTGCAGCGCCTTGCGGTACGCGTGGATCGGGTGCTTGGCCTCGACGTACGCACGGCCGAACCCGCCCCGCGTCGAGATCCTCGGACGCGGTTGCGGGACCGGCTCGCCAGCAACGCTGAACGTGATGGACATGCCGCCGATAGTGGCGGCTGTGTCAAGCTAAGCGGGCCAACAGCAAGCGGAGCGTGTCGGCGAACTCGTGAGGCGGTTCGTCATCGCAGTGAATGTCGGCGAAGAACTGAACCGCCTCCCGCTCCGCGTCAGTGAGCCGCAGGCGGGCGATCTCGTCAGCCATCGCATTTGCATACTTCACACCGCAACCCGCCTCGTCTTCGGGCCATGTGGGCTTTAGCCCGGTGCGTCCCCATGCTGCTTCAATGGCGATCTCGTCTTCAACCCGATTCGTATTAGTGTTTGTGCGTTTTTTGTTGCTTTCCCCATACGATTGGCTTTCCCACTCCGGCCGCACCCTGACGAGCAACGACCGCAGGATGCCGTAGTCGTCCATGCTGGCGATGCGTCCCTCTTCGACGACAAATTCCAGCGCGTCGATCTCGGCCTCGGAGAGATTGCCGGTGCCCATAGCGGGTAGCGTCACGGGTTTATCAATCCCGCCGCATCCGCCCCCATTCCCCAGTGGAACTGAGGATTCAGATGGAGAGGCTATCGCTTCCGGCGCAGCGTCATGATTCGTTCGCTCCCGCTCTCTGGGCATGGCGTCGGCCATTTCGTAGCACGATTTTGCAATTTGATCATAGCCGAGAACTCCCATCCCGCGAGTTAGGGCAGCGGCGGCGAAGTAGTCACGGTCAGTCATTTCAGCCGCTCCAGCAACCCGCAAAGCGTGTCTTTGTATTTTTCGCGGTTGTGGCTCTGAGTCAATCTGGTCAGCGGCTTTCGCACTTCCGCAAACCACTCCACCGCCGCCCGCTCCTCGTCACTGAGGGTGAAGTTCAGAGAGCAATGCTGCGTCACCGTTCCGCGAACGTGCGGGCACACCGTTTCGCGGGCTTCTGCTGCACCGTTCCGCAGACGCTCAATCTCGTTCGCGGCCTCGTCCATCACGTCGATTGCCGAGACGGCGTTCACGTCGTGGAACCACTTTCGAAGTCGTTCAACAATGTCGCCGTTGGCGACACGATCCGGCGACGTGTCGCCGTTTTTGTGTTGTTGCGTCATGTCGTCACTCCGCCAGCGGCATAATCACGCCGTGCACGTCGCCACACTTCAGCCGAACGGCATCGCCTGGCTTCGCGGCCTGAATCTCCACATCCGGCTCGCTGTCCTTGGCAAGGCCAGCCAAGAAGTCGAGCACGAACTTCGGGTCGAGCTTAACGCTGGCGGCGTTGCCGAACTCGACGATGTCGCACGTCACGCTCGACTCGCCGGCCTCGCTGCTCTGGGCATGCAGGTGCATGCCCTCCTTGGAGAACGAGAAGTCGACGCCCTTGCTCGACTCGCTCGTGGTGATCGCAGCGGCCCGCGTAGCATCAGCCAGCAGACCACGGCTCACGGTCGTCGCCTTGGTCGAGTTCTTCGGGAACACGTCGCGCCACCGTGGGAACCGGC